TCGCCATTGTATTTGCATCTGTTTTGTGTCCTATTTCAACTGAGGTCTTTGCTACTAAGTCTAAGACCTTTTCAGTTAGGTCTTGTAAGTTTTCGTTTTTTAGTGGTTTCATAATAGTTTCTTAGCTTGTTGCCATTCATTTAATTGTGAGTGTATCTTACTCATTGTTTGTTTTTTTATATCTCTTCTTTCCCAAGTTCTAACGCACGCTTTCCAGTCTTTCATTTTATTCTTTCCTATTTGCCAGTTTTTACTTTCATAAAAATCTATAAAACTTTCAGCATCTATATTGTTGTTGCGTAATATACAATAATTTTTAACTTCTTTAACAGTTGGTTTTTTAAAGCGCACCTTTTTATTACTATCTGTAAGATTAGTATTAGTTATATTTATATTAATATTATCTGTAAACTTTTCTTGTGTAGGGGTGTTAACCAAAGTTATCACCCTAGTTTCTATTTCTTTACTACCCTGTTTATATATGTTAACACGCTTTATGTAATTATTATCTTCTAAGGTTTTTAACCATTTTTGTATTGAAACCCTACTAACTTCATATAATCTGCAAAAGTATTGAGTTGAAGCAGTACACTTTCCATTCATATTACATAAAGCAGTTATTTCTGCATAAAGTAATTTAGCATTAGGGGTTAATTCTTTGCTATATCTTACCTCAGCAGGAATAACTGCATAGTAGTTTGGTTTCTCCATTAAATAATTTCTAAGTTGTAATTGCAATCTGTCAGCGCAAACTTACATAATTCTAATTGATTGTAAAAATCTTTATATGAAAGTCTAATATTACATTCAGCCCTTCCTGAAGTAACTTTAATAATAGTTTGGTACTTATCACTATTGCTTACTCCATTTTCTCTAAGGTATATTTCTAACTCCCTAGAATCTGAAAAAGTCCTTTTAGAACCCTGAATACTAGAATACGCATTATAGACTAAATTAAAAACCTCTCTATATTTAGGAAATGACCTATAATTAAACTCGTGCATTTTCTCATAGTGATAAATTAAACTTCTATCTCTTTTCAATTCTTTAGCTATTATAGTTCTATGTGTTTCATCTATCATTCTAGCAACTACACTAGCTACACTTCTTGGTATTTGATATTCTTGTTTTCTGCTTTTGTAGGAAAGCGAACCTTTACGCAACCCTACTAATCTTGTAGTAAGGTCGCATAAGTTTTTAAAATTATCTTCTTGTATCATCTTAAAATGGCAAATCATTGTCATCAGTAGTTACAAAACCCTCATTTTCAGATTTTTGTGTAAACCAATATCCATCTATATTGTGATAATATTTACCTTTATATTCTCTTGAATAAACATTACAACGAATAGATACTGTCATTCCCTCTTGTAGTTTATTTAAGTCTTTAATTTTTTCTTCACCAAAAGCACTTACTGCTATTAGATTATTAAATTCCTCTCCATTGTCTACTACAACTGTTTGTTTTTTCCATTCTTTTCCTGATTTACTTACACCTGTTTCAAGTTTAAGCATCTTAACTAATTTTCCTTTTACTTCCATTTTTATTTATTTAATTTATTAATACTAGGTTTTATTTGTAACTTTTAATGTACTCTATAATTTCTGATAGTTTTTCTTTTTCTTTAATTACTTGCAATTTTAGAGTTAAATTGTTTTTCCTTAATCTTGTGTTTTCTTTTCTAAGTTGCTCAGTATCACTTATTGGTTTGTTTATACTGTTATTAGGTAGTGCTGTTTCCATAATTTAATTTTTAATTATTAAAAAGAGGGGGGCGTATATCTTTACAAAGTATAACTGCTGACATTATTATTTATATTGATACCAAACCCCCTCATGCTATTTTCTTTTAAAATCTTCGCTTTCATCTTCACTAAAAACTCCAAGCTCATAAAAGCCAGTTAATTTTAATACTGCTCTTGACATTGCTCTTTTCTCAGCCATTTCCATAACATACCAAGTATTACAATTACCATCTTTAAAACCACCCTTAAGAGCTGAACCAAATGTCTGTATAGATGCTTCACCTTTAATTGCATTAGCTTTTACAACACAAAAATCTCTTTCACAATTTATAACTTCATAGTCAATAGTAATGTTCTCTATTGCTTGTATCTTGTCTATTCCTGATCTTGTTATAATTACATAATGTTGATGTTTAAATACATCTTCTTTATCTAAACCGTAATGCAAATATTTTTCTTTTATTTTTTCTGTTCTCATATCGTAGTTATTAATGCTTTGTTATTATTTAGTTTATTATATTTCTCTCTGTATATTGCTAGATTCTTATTTACAGCTTTATTGTATTCTTTTAGTGTAGGTCTGTCTTTTCTTGTTTCACTAAATACAATGCCATCCCAGTAGCTGCCTTTCTCTTCTGTTTTATATTCAAATGATTCATCAAGATTAAGACCAGTCAATTCAATATAAGTATCAAGAGCTTCATCTACCTGCTCTCTAGTTCCAAAGATTCTAATACTTGGTTCTACTTTTTTTAAATCTGTAAACCAACCTTCAGGTGATAGTTTTTCTATTGTTTTATACACTCCGTTATTATAGAAGTAGTAGTCTTCGCAAATTAGTAATTCCATTGTGTAAAATCTTTAAAGTGATAGTATTCTTTTTTTAGTTTAACAAACAAGTCTATTACTTGTTCATCTAATGACCTTTCTAATAAAAATCTTTTGTGTTCAGGTTCAATACTTTTTACCAATAAAAATAAGCCATCATTAATTTTATTAAGCCATAATGGATTTTCTTCTATTACATCTAATATTGATACAATAGCTTCTTCTTTGTTTGTTGCTTCTAACATTTTAAAATTTGAGTACATCTGTTTTTGTTTTGATTAATATGATGCAATAATACGAACTATTTTTGAATTAACAGGCTTATTGACAACTTTATTTACAAAGTTATTAACAATTAAGGTGTTAACAAGAAAATTAAAGAGATATAAGTAAGACTATTACTATAAGTAATAAGTAGAGTAGAGTAAGCTTTGTAGAGTCTTTTAAGTGCATTATAAGGGCATTAAAAGATTTATTGGTGTTGTACCCCCTAAAACGACTCCACAAGCAATAGAAGGCTTTTTACCTCTTTTAGCATAAGCCATAGCATAGGTGTCATGATCTATGCCACAACCTACCTGCATACCAAAGACTCTAAAGTTTTGCCCTACATAATGTTCTATATATGTTTGTGTGTGTAAGTGTCCCTGTACTGTATTCATCATATCAGCACGACATTTTGTTCTGCTCGTTCCTGCTTCTCCGTGAATATATTGTACACCATCAATTACTAATCTATCTACAAATTCCCAATTAGGAACTTCTAAAACTTCTTTATATGATTTAATCCATTTACTAGGAATTAATGATGTTTGTGCCTTCCGCATAATCATTCTATCATGATTGCCTAAAATTACAGTAGCTTTAGGAAACGCTTTATACCATTTAGCTATTTTACTAATAGCGTGTTCAAGTTCTTGTTTTCCTGTATATTCTGCTTCAATATCTATTTCATGAAAACTTGTATAATGATTATCAATAATATCACCAATAAATACTACATCAGTACAATTCCATGTTTCATATTGTTCTTGACAAAACTCTAAATAACCATCTAGGCAAAATGGTTCATGCAAGTCGCCAACAACTAGGATATTCCTAGTGTCAGCTTCTCGCATCTTTTTTAATGCCGCTATTTCATGTGGCTTTAATCTAAATCTATTATTACTTTTTTGCAGCATCAGCAAATCCCTGACCTAACACTAAAGCACCAATGCTTATTAGAATGTTTCTAACTTCATCAGGATTTAAACCAAATGTATCACTTAATAAAGTTGTAACAATTCCAATTACTGTGTACCAAAATTTTCTACTCTTTAACATAGAACCTATTAGATACTTGTTTAAAAATTCATTCATAATTATTTATTTTTGATTATTAAATTAATATTAGTGCCACCCAAATTTATTATTTCTTTTATAAGTAAATCCATAGCTAAAGTTGAATTATGAACAATGTCTTGTTGGCTTCCCTGTCCTACTAGGATGCAACCTCTTGTGTCTTTAGCAGTATTTCCTCTGTGGAATAATATATATGAACGGTCTTTTACATCTTCTACAAGCAAGTGCAAGTAATTTCTAGTAGCACTTTCTCTTGGGTATCTTAATCTTACTTTGTATTCGCCTACTGGTATGCAAGATATACTTCTTTGATTATCTCTATATGGTAATTCTAATGTATCACAAAAGCGTTCTCCATTAAGAAACAACTCTCCTATTGTACTTTCATCACTAAAAGTATCTCTGAGGATCAAAAGGTTTATGTTGGAGTTTTTAGAGATAGTAGGACTTATAAATTTTACACCCTTTAACTTCTTTAACAAATTCTTTACGCATTTTAACATCACTTTCTTTTGCTTTGTTATACTTTGGATTATTGCTATTTAATTTGCGTTTCTTAGGCATTATCTTTTCTTTTTATGATACCACCACTTGTCAACAGTATAAACTATTGTAACTAATAACAGTATTATTTTTAAAAATAGTTCTAAGTTAGTGAATGTCGTTACGCTTAGTATCACGCTGTTTACTCCTAACACTTCTCCTACTTCTTTTGTTATCTGCTTGAGTGGCATCTTTCAAATATGTTTTAAGTTTATTTATATTTTTTATTTTTGGCTTGTAATATTTCTTCATTAAGTTAAATCAGGAGTTAGAAAATCTCTTAAAGTTAATTTATTGCTTTGTCTTGGCATATCTAAATTCATGTTTGAGTAATAGTTTTCAGTTGATGGAGAAACATCTGCACCTGAATTTTGATTGTATTCAGGAAAGCTACTTATGTTGTTTTTAATATAGTCTATGAGTCTTTCTCTATAATAACTAGCAGTATTTAAAACCTCTTCCCTAAAGCTCTGCGCTTCAGCAGTTGTTAAAGCACTTCCAGTCTCTGAGGATTTATTATAAATATTCCCATTTTCTACTTTATGCCTAAGATAAGGAATGGCGTGGTACAGACTATAACCTGGTAGCATGTCACCTATGTATTCATCTACTAAGGTCTTATAAGCACCTGCTAATGTTCCTGCTATTATTTCATTTTTAAGCTTTTGAGTTAGCTGAGTTCCAAGTGCAGTCTCAACATATAGCTTCTGTGCTTCACGCACAAATGGGAGTAATATGTCAACATCAACATTTAAGTTAATTGCAGTTGAATCTTTTAACTTCTGTTCTGATATAAAAAGTACATAGCTCATAATTATCTTGGTTCTAAAAATCCGTTATTCTTCATTCTCTTAGGGGGTCTTGCTACTAGGTTGTCATTTTTCTCTGCTGTAAAACCTTCTGACAATGCCTTAGTATATGATATTGCTTCACTTGGTTTTATATTACTTTTAGCACCTCTTAATGATGTTTTGTAAATCTGTCTCAGCCAAAAATGATGACAGTTTCCGCCGCCTTTGTAAAGCTCTAACTTACTGTTTTTCAATGACTTATAG